CCTATTTCTTTCTCCGCGAAGTTTTTCGCATTTTACCACGCGCGCGGGAGCACTTAAACCGCGCGCTTAAATTAACCGCACATGAGCTGGAGTTTTACTGACTTTTCCCTGACGCCGCCGATATCGTGCGGCAAGTTCCCGGATCCGCCCGTCAGCGGGCGAGCTTTACCACGTTGCCCTCGGAATCGAATCCGACTCTCGGCTCTTCCTTCCTCGGCCCGTTCAACGCGCCGATCTCTAGCTCCTGGTGCACCTCCGTATGGCAGCAGTGGCACAGGGCCATGCATTTCTCGGGATTGAGCGAGATGCTCGGGTCGTCCACGTTCGACTCGTTGAGCGGTATGATGTGGTGCACCACGTCGGCCGGCCTCACGATGCCCTTCTTCAGGCAACGCTCGCATAGCCCGTGCGACCTGTCCAGCACGAAGCTCCTCACGTCCTGCCACGGCTTGCGCTTGTAGAACGGCTTGAACTTCGCGCTGTCCCTCCACGTTGCCTTAGTCACCGCCGCCACCGTCGGCCTCGTCAATCACCCTCTGCGCCTCATCGGCCAGACCTTCGCGCCACCACGGGTGCCCGCATACCGGGCAGTACGGCGGGGGAGACAGCTGGCTAACCTCGAGCAGCGTCGGCTCGATGCTCCTCACCCTGCTCACGGTCGTCCATTCTCCGCAGTTCGGGCACCTAGGGCTCATAGCGGGCCCTCCATCATCTCGCGCGTCGGCATCGGCGGAACCGGCATCCACGCGTATGCGTGCTCGAATCCGCCGTACATCCTGTAGCTCTCGTCGAATGTTCGCCCATCGTCGTAAAAGAGCGTGTCGCAGCCGCAGTCTTCCTTGAACAGCGCCTTCTTCGGCGTCTCGTACCTGTCGTCGGCTACCAGCAGCCATGATTTGTCCCTCGGCCTCAGCTCGTCGAACGAGTACCACGTGAACGTCGTGCTCATAGCAGGCTCCTTATCAGCTCGCACGTCCTCTCGACGCTGTGTCCGTCGCACGCGCCCGCAGTGAGCTCCCTGTAGGCTTCCTCGGTGGGGCCCATGCCAGACATCGCAGCCTCCCTCAGAAGCTCCACCAGGCTCGCCTCGTGTCCCTCCGCGCATATCCAGCGCGAGCTGTACGTCTCGGGGTAGGGGTAGTACATCGCCCTGTCGCGGAGGTAATCGCCCATGTCGTCGACGGTCAGAACCGACGGAACGCCAAGGAGGTACGCGTCCGAGATGCAACTGCTGTAATCGGTGATGAGCACGTCGCAATCCACGAGGTACGGCGTCAGCAGCTCAGACGGCTCTACTTCGACCACGTGCGCGAAATCGCTGCCAAGGAGCGGGTTTGGCGTGAAGTAATGGCGCTTCACCATCACCACCTCGTCGTCTCCGAGCAGAGAGTCGACAGTCTCCCAGTCGATTCTCGGCAACCATCCGCCCTTCGTCTCGTCCCTGAACGTCGGCGCGTACAGGTACATCATCTTGCCGTCGTCGACCGTGCCGAAATCTCCCTTGCGAGCGTAGAAGTATTGGTCGGTCCTCGGGAATCCGGACGCAACGACGCGCTCTTCCGGTATGCCCAACTGCTGCGCGACTATCGGGATGCTCGCCTCGGATGCAGCCGTCGCCACGTCGGTCTGCGCGAACGCCGCCGCGTCAACGTCCCTGTCCTCGTCCATGCCGTAGACCTTGTTGCCCGTTATCCCGTGGCAGATCACGATGCTCTTGCACCTGTCCTTGCCCTCGATGTAGGTGGGGAGGGCGTCGCACACCACGGCGGCGAACCCGTCCCTCTCCGCGCTCGTCATCTCTTCCAGGCCGCATCTGAACTCCTTCGGGCCGTCGTAGATGTCCCATACCGCCATCAGGTTCTCGCAGCGTCCCATCGGGTTCTGCGATACGAAAAGCACCTTGTTCATCGGAGCACCTGCTTCACGTGCATGCAATCCACCCTCGTGTCCGTGTACAGCTTGATTCCCGCGTTCCTGCACTTTGTGCAGAACGAGTAGTCCTCAGAGAGCTTGCGGCCACGCCTGTTCCACACGTACTCGAACCACGGCTCGCCTATCTTGCCGAACACGCCCGTCCTTATAAGCGCGAACCCGAACCCGCTGCCGCGAACCTCGAGGAGGTACGTGCCATCGTCTCTGAGCTCGTGCAGCTCGTCCTTGAGGATGTATGAGTCATACGCGTTCCTGCCGGCCTCGAACAGGCACGTCCTGCCGTCATCCCTCGACCCCTTGGTGTAGTACCCGAAGCATACGTCCTTCCCATGCGAGAGCAGGTTCGCGAGCGCGTCTTTAGGCGGCACGATGTCGGAGTCCACGTAGAGTATCCAGTCGTAGCCGTTCACGGCAACCTCTGCCGACTTCGTCCTCGCGTCGACTATCCCGAATCCTATCGGCGTGTCGCACGTGACGTCGAGGCCGCACATGTCCATCGAGAGCATGGCCTGGTACGTCTCTATGCAGACGCGCGGGTCGTATGCAGGAGTAGATATGAGCAGCCTACCCATGAAGCTCTAGCGCCTCCTCCCATGACAGGTCCCTGTAATCAACGTACTCGGGATAGCCCCTGAAGTCGCTCATGCCCGCGTAGTGGACGATCCTCGCCACCTTCCTCCTAGATTTCGGCGGCATGTCGAAGAAGCCCTTGAGCGTCCAGTGGTTCGCGTTGTACTCGCACGGCATCTCCGCGATATGGCCCTGGCAGGTGTAGTTGAACACGTCCTGGTCTACCCATCGGTAGTACCGCCTGTTCAAGGCGTCGATAATCTCGTCTGCCTTCCACTCCCTGAGCTTGTCGAGGTCTTGGAGCACGACGCCGCAGTTGCAGTACATCAGCCCGTTCTTGGACGTCCTGTGCCATTCCGGCGTCGCAGCGATATAGCATCCCTCCATGTCGAGTTCCCAGACGGCTGAAACGTCCCTCACGGCGATGACGTCTGTGTCCATGACGAGCGCCTTGTCGCAATCCAGCTCCTTGCAAACGGCCGCCCTCATGAGCGCCATGTAGCTGTAGCACGTGGACATGTTCGGACCGCCCTTGCGGAAGTACGCCTGGTCCCTCACGTTGCGCGTCTCGACGATGTCCGGCAGGGGAGAGGGGAACTCGTCATCCTCGATGAACAAGACTATCCTGTCCACGTCGCTGTTCGCCACGAGGGACTTAGCCGCCACCTCCATGTCGGCGTAGACGGCTCCGTTGCCTGTGTAGACGGCCACCTTCTCGATCATGCGAACCTCCCGATCAGCTCGGCGACCCTCTCGGCGCTGTGCCCGTCACACGTCCCCACGGCGGTTTTAAGGCACTTCCGCTCGACTTTGCCAAGACCCGTGCCGTGCGCGGCTCTCAGGGCCTCCAGGAACACCTCCTCGGCATGCTCGGCCTCGACGGTGCGGGACCCGTACCAGTCCGGGTACGGCTCGTACATCCCGTGCGATTCGCAGTAGGCTTCGTGCCCATCCACGACGAGCACGGAAGGCTTTTGCAGGATGTAGCCGTCGAAGAGGATGCTGCTGAAATCGGTTGCGAGCACGTCGCAGTCCATGAGGTAGGGGGCGGATGGGACCATGTTGCCGACTTCGACGACGTGCCTAAGCTGCCTCTCGCCAACGAGCGGGTCCCTCGTGCACATGTGGCGCTTGACGACCAGGAACTCGTCGTCGCCCATCATTCCGTCGAGCTTCAGCCAGTCGATTTCGGGGAGCGGCGGGTTGCACCAAGCCCTCCACGTCGGCGCGTAGAGGTACGACCTCGCGTGCTCGGAGAGCACCGTGCCGCCGTCTCCCTTCGACTTGCCGACGTACGCGTCCGTCCTCGGCATCCCGAGCTGGAGGACCCTGTCAACTGGGAGGTCGAGCTGGCTGCAAATCCTGGCATGGGAGTATTCGGTCGTGCAGATGGCGTAGTCAACCTGCTCGGCGCCCGCCCTGTTCGACTCCGAGCAGTCGACGCCGTACAGCTTCGTGCCCTCGATGCCGTGGTCGACGAAGATCGTGACGGTATCGCCCTTGTGGGGGGACGGGTGCGGTATCTCGTCCGTGACGAACACCGAGAACCCGGCGGCCAGCGCCTTGCTGGCCTGTCCCCTGTACCTCACGAACTGCTTCGGGCCGTCCCAGGCGTCCCAGACGGCCTTGATGTTCTCGGCCCTGTCGAGCGGCCTGTCGGACGAGAACAGTACGGCCTTTTCCATGCGACCTCCTTAGATGACGTTCATGTACTCGTCGTAATGCCTGATGAGAGCGATGTATGCGAACAATTCGCTCATGAACGGGTCGATCCTGTTCTTCGCTTTCCCACCTAGCTTCACGGGCTGGATGTTAGCGTTCACGTCGGATTTCACGGACACGTTCATACGCGCCCAGCTCGTGATCGGCGAGTTGTTGTTGATTATCCTGTCAGCCGAGAAGTCGGCGCGCATCTGCTTCATCGGGTCTGAGAGCGTCTTGACGCCCTGCCTGACGACCTCGGCGCGGTCCTTGCCAACGTATTGCTGGAGGTTCGTCTCGTCCGTGCCGAGGATGTGCCAGGGGTCGTATCCTATTGCGAAGCACCATACGTCGTACTCCTCCTTGACCTCCTCGAGCCAGTCGAGGAACACCTGCTTCGGCACCTTGTTGCCTGGAACCAGCCTGAGAAGCCCGCGTTTCTCCCACATGCGGTAGGGGACGTCGTCCCTCTCGTTCCTGAACCCGTCGTCGCGCAACGAATCCTCTGGGAGCCAGTTCATCTGCAACTCGTAGATGCGGTCGTCTCCTGGGCGCATCATCATGATGGTCGCCGACGAGATGTCCGTGGTGTCGGACGCGTCGAAGCCAGCGATGCCGTACCTGAAGCCCATCTCCTCGATGTCGAACGTCTCTTCGCACACGGCCTCCTCGTACGTGAGCCATGCTGCTGCGCGGTTCTCTGGGATGTTGAAGTCCTTCGTGAGCACCGATGGCAACTTGGATGGGTTCTGCATGGCCTCGTTGACGTGCTTGCGGATGCTCTCCCATTTCTTGATGGGGCCGAGGCCGGGGTTGGCCTTCACCCACATCTCCTCGACCGTCCACTCGTCCCTGGAATCCAGCTCGTAGATGATGGGAAGGAACCTGTCATCTTCAACCTTGCCGTCGAGGATGCCGCACCCGTAGTAGTAGCGGTCGTCGAAGATGTTGCCTCGCTCGAAGCCGTTTGTGGTGATGCACAGCATCATGGGCTGCGTCCTCGAAGCCATGCCCTCGTCAAGGAGGTCGTACTGGTCCCTGTTCGTGCATGCGGCAAGCTCGTCGAACAGGGCGAAGTGCACGTCCAGGCCGTCGAGCTTCCTCGTCTGGCTCGATATGGTGGTGATGTAGCCCATGTTCGCGTTGTAGATGATGCCGTCCTCGTCGCGGTCGGCCACGGTGCCCTTGTGGAGCCTCTTGGAGAGAGTCTTTGACTGGCGAACCATCTTCAGCACGGCACCGTACGCGAGCGACGCCTGCGATTTCGAGTTGGCCGCGCAGTACACCTGCGGAGATCCCTCGCCGTCAGCCATGAGCATGTACAGCTCCAGGGCGGCGGAAAGGCTCGTCTTGCCGTTCTTCCTTCCGAGAATCCAAAGCACGTTGTGGAACTGCCTGTTGCCGTTGTCGTCGACGAAGCCGAACATCAGCTGAATCATCGCGCGTTGGAACAGCTCGAGCTCGAACGGGACGCCGAGCTTTCCTGACGGCAGCATGCAGAACGATTCGACGAACTTGCACGGCTTGTTCGCGTACTCGTAGTCGAAGTGCCAGTCCTTGTATCCGTTCTCTATGCGCGGCAGCATCGTCTCGGCGAGCTGCTTTATGCGCTTGCATGCCACTATGCGCCCGTCGAGCACCTGCTCGAAGTAGTCGACGCACTCTGGTTTGAAATTAGTCGTCACGTTTCTCCCAATGGACGCATTCCTCAGCGAACGGCGCGAACATCTGGAACTCGTTGATTTCGCACTCGATTATCTTGTCGCCGTTCTCGTCTTCGGACTCAGCGGTCTTGTATGCGCACGTGTCGCACGTCTTATCAGCCTTCTTCATTTCCTCCCCTTAGAAACTCGTCGAACTCGTCAGTGTCGCCTTCCGTGTTCCTGAGCTGCATGAACAGCTTCGAGGAGATGGAATTGTTCGCGGTGGTGAGCTGGTTGCGCTCTGCGGTGAGCGCCTTCCTGTACGCGAGCTGGGCTTTCATCTCCTTCGGGTCACTCGGTGGCGTTTTGAACTCGATGATTTTCAGCTGGTTCTCGATCTGGCGCATCCTGTCCTTGTTCCACTTGTAGGTGGAGAACTGCGACATCACCAGCTCGCGCTGCGCATCGCCGAGGCTCTGCGCCTGCTTCTCGATTGCCTGCTCCAGCTTGCTCTTCGTAGCCATCCGGCTCCTTTCCCGAAACCGCCCGAAAGCACCCAGCCTTCCTGCCAGCGTGTTTACGCAGTTGGCGGGGCATACAATCATGAAGCAAGTGTACCACAAACGGGACAGCCAGGAAGATATGGGCAAAATCCTCGATATGATACTCGGAAGGGACCGGGAACCAGGCCCGGCCGCAGTCGAGACCGTAGGAGCCCGCCCCTATACGACGGGGTGGAGCGGCTCCATGTACCAGCAGGTGCTCGTGCGCAGCGTCATCGAGCGTTTCGCGGTCGCATGCTCCAAGCTCAAGCCAGAAATCCATGGCAATGCGAGGCCGAGGGTCAGGCGGGCGATAGAGACGTCACCTAACCAGTTCCAGACGTGGCCCCAGTTCCTATACCGATGCGCCACCCTATACATGAACAACACCACCGTCTGCGTCGTCCCCGAGTACAAGCCGGGGACGCAGTTGCAAATAGGGTACTATCCCGTGCCGCTCGCGACGGCCGAGGTCGTCGAGTACGGCGACGAGTTCTGGCTGCGGTGGACCACCATCGACGGCGACAGGCGCGCCGTGGAGCTGCGCAAGGTGGCAATCGTCACGCGCTTCCAGTACCTAAGCGACTGGTTCGGCGATGGGAACATCCTCGCAAACACGCTGACGATGCTCAAGGCGCAGGAGGACGCCCAGAAGCAGTCCATCAACGACTCGGCGCAGCTCCGATTCATCGGCCAGCTCAACGGCAACGTCCGCGAGGAGGACCAGGAGAAGAAGCGCAACCGCTTCGCGCAGCAGAACCTCTCCGACGAGAACGACACTCCGCTCATGGTGTACGACAACACGTTCACGTCGATTGAGCAGCTCAACGCCCAGAACTGGACAATCCCCGCAGACGAGATGGAGCGCATCGAGAACAACGTGTTCGACTACTTCGGCACTAACAGGCGCATCTTGCAGAACGCCTACGACGAGAACGCCTGGGACGCCTTCTACGAGGGCTGCATCGAGCCGTTCGCGCTCGCCCTCGGCGAAGCGATGTCGCAGGCCACGTTTACGATGAGGGAGCGCCCAGCGAACAGGATCATGTTCAGCTCGAACAGGCTCGAGTACGCGGCCGCATCCTCAAAGCGAAACATCAACAAGGACATGACCGACCGAGGAATCATGACGCTCAACGAGGCGCGCGAAATCCTCCAGCTCCCGCCCATCGACGGCGGGGACGTCCACATCCTCCGTGGCGAGTACAAGGTCGGCCACACGTTCGAGGAGATATTCCAGGCACAGCAAGCCCAAGCGGCAGCCAAATCGTCGGGACGCACGTCGAGCCCAGACGAGGACAGGGATGGCGTAGAGGGCGACAACATACGCGGAGATTCCGACGGCTACGGCTCACCTGGCGACACGGACACGGGCGACGTCACGTCGACCAACCAGGACAGGTGGAGCGAGAACGCTTCTTAGGAAAGGGAAGACCATGCCAGCGAAACCAGAAGACAGACAGTACCGCATGATGGCGATGCCGCTCACGGCGATGCCCGACGTCGAGCAGTACACCGACGACGAGGGCAACGAGATGGAGCGCCCGCTCAACCGCTTCGGCTCGACGCACTACGTCGAGGGCTACGCCACGACGTTCGAAGACCCCTACATCCTCTTCGAGGACGTCGACGGGTGGAAGTACGTGGAAATCATCGACCGCAACGCCCTCGAGGGCGCTGACCTATCCGACGTCATCTTCCAGTACGACCACGAGGGCAGGGTCTACGCACGCAACACCAACAACACGCTCTACTTCGAGACGAACGACCACGGCTTCTTCATCGCGGCCGACCTCTCGAAGACCCACAAGGCCCGCTCCATGTACGAGGACATCCAGGTGGGCAACGTCACGCGCATGAGCTGGGCGTTCATCCCATCGGAGGAGGTCTACACGGAGGACAGGGAGAACAAGGTATTCACCACGCGCATCACGCGAGTGAAGAAGGTGTTCGACGTCAGCGCGGTCAGCTATCCGGCCGACCCGAACACCGAGATAAGCGCACGCCACCTCGTGAACGGAGAGATCGAGGCAAGGCGGCTGCGGGAGTCGCAGCAGCGCGAACTTGACCGCAAACGCAGGGAGATTGCGCTGCGGGCCAAGCGAATGTCAATCGAATAGGAAAGGAGAAGTCATGGACTTCACCGCAATGGACGCTCGGGCCTATCGCAGCCTGAACGCCGACCAGTACCAGGAGCGCCGCTCGCTGGTCCTGTCCCTGGCAGAGGAGTTGCCCGAGGACGCCACCGAAGAGCAGATCCGCTCCATCGACGAGGAACTCGGCCACATCAAGGCTGAGGACGCCCGCCGCGACGCCATGACCGAGCTGCGCAACCACAAGGCAGCCGAGGTAATCGGCGGCGCTGGCAAGGTCGTGGGGACAACCGAGAAGCGTGCAACCGTCAAGAAGGACAACTCCCTCGGCGGCCGCACGTGGGACGCGTTGCAGGAGCGCGGGTACAGTCGCGAATACGGCCGCTTCGAGATGTCGAACATCGCATTCCGCGCCTACAACGACAATCAGACCGTCGCCGAGCTCGACGGCGCTGACAGCCCGAACTACTACGACTACGCCCTTACGCAGTTCGACACCGAAATCAAGGAAGGCTATCGCCGTCCGCTCACCGTGTGGGACCTGTTCAACCACGAGACCACGGAGAAGGACTCCGTGACCTGGTGCGTCGAGGGCACGGTCGACGGAGACGCCGGCATGACGGCCGAGGCGGGCGCGTTCTCGCAGATGCACGTCAACGACCCCGTGATG